GCATCGACCCATGTAGTAGTTCCATTCTTTTTATCCCAATACTGCATATCTAATTGATCTTGTATTGAGGGATAAGCTTTTTTTCTTTTACGCGCATAATCTTTAGCATCGAAGTCATCTTGTAACTTCTTAAGCCCTGCATTTACATCAGCTTCACTAGGCTTAGAACCGCCATCATGGACGATTAGGTTTGCATAGACTTTATTCTTTGAGTCAGACCATCCAAACCATTGTCCAGTTCTAACAGTAACTAGATAGTCTTCTATGTGATCTGCTTTACCTGTTTGAAAATTCATTTTATGTGTCTCCTACTCTAAGAAAAGTGGCATAAGTACAATTTCTTGTCGTATGTCCAACATAAGTAACGGTTTCTGATGCAGCTGTGCGAAATTTACAAACACAATTGGTTGTATTAGTGACATCTAAAGTGTAATTAGCAATCGTACTTCCATAAGCATTGCTACCACTTTGATCATAATTATTGGTATAGGTAGTTGCACTTTCATAAAAAGTACCTCCACTACCATTTGTGGAAACATAGATATGTCCACCTACATATCTAGCTGCTGATCCTCCTAAGTAATATGTCATTCCAAATTGTATATTCCAAATACCTGTTCTTGGAAAGGTGAAAATTCCAGAAGATTGAGTCAAGCCAGTTCCTATTTTATTAAAACCAACTTGATCCATTCTTTCCCAATTACTTGTTACATCCGCAGCACCAGCACTCCAATCTGCATTAACCATCCAGTTATCAAATTCTTGAATTGTATTAACACCTGCTGCTAACTTACCCTCTGCAATAGTAGTATTAGCAATCGTATCATTATCTACTATTCCATCAGGTAAGCCGCCTACTGCTACACCTGCGATTGTATTATTCGATCCGTTTAACGTGAGTGCCATAGTTTTATTTTAGCTGATAGCCAGAACCCCGTTAATAGTTAGGGTAGCAGAAATTGCTAGAGGGCCAACCGCATGTGCGCCTTTCCCTGAAGCTATCGTGTAATTATTAGTGATCGACTGACTATTTTCATACAAGCAACCATCTGCTACAGCACCTATAACATCAGCCCATACTGGATCATTCGCTCCAATCTTTAAGAATTGTCCATCAGTCCCCTTAGCTAATCTTTGATCTCCTGAAGCATCTCGATAAAGAATATCTCCTCTTGTTGTTAGAGGTGTGGAGTACTGAGCAACAGCAGCCCAAGTTAAACCTCCACTATTTCCAGACTGAGCTTGGAGATAGTAACCATTAGTCGGTGAATTACTAATCTTTAATTTTTCTTCGCTAACTACATTCGTTTGAATAGCAGCTTCAACAATACTGTTAGTAGCAGGAACATTAACTCCAGTAGCAGTTCCTATCTGAGTAACAAATAGAGATGAACCAGCTGGAGGTGCAGTACAGAATTTAATTCCTAATGATCCTTCTAAATGAAAACCCTCGTTACTTGCACTCCAACTACCTGAGTTTGGTTTTTGTAGTACTCCATTCAAGCTGACTAATAGTTGTCCAACACTGGTAATACTTGCTGCATTGCCACTATCTCTTAAATCAAAACTTACATTACTTCCATTAAATACAGGAGTACCCGAAGTAGCTCCATCAGGGACAACAGTTAATAATTTATAGTCACCGACTGAAGTTACTGCTGCATAGTTAGATCCGTCATAGACCTTCATTACATTTGCAGAAGTATCAAACCAAAGATCCCCTTCTACTAAAGCACTGCTGTCAGGATGTTGTGTTGGCGCACTGCCAGCTATTTGATACCTATCTCCAAAATCAGAAACAAGTGATTGAGCATTAGCAACACCTGCTTCATCTACAACAAGTCTGTGATATGTGTATGTATTTAAGGTGCTAGTTGTTTGAACTAACATCCCTTTGCCAGCAGCTATTGTTGAACTGTTAAGAGAAGAATCAATTCCATTTATAGTTACTGTCGCTCCACCTAATGTTCGACCTGTTGTACTTACTCCAGATCCATTAACTACAACTCCTCCTGCATCTGCAATTGAAACAATAGTACCTGCTCCATCATTAGGATCAGGGTTAGCATTTGGAAAAGATACTTCATTTGCTATTGGTACAAAACCACCAGCATCATTTAATAAACTAACTATCTGATCGTTAACAGCTTTTGCAGTTGGTAGTTGAACATCTGTTGAACTTCCGCTAACTGACGTAACAACACTCTTACCATCTAATAAATTTAATTCAGCAGTTGTTGAAGTAAGTTCCGTACTACTTGCAAGAAGAGATGCAGTACCTGATGGCATCCCTCCAAGAGTTGTTAGTTCTCCATCAAGAGGTTGCTTCGCATTTAATTGAGTCTGAACATTGGACGTGACTCCATCTACATAGTTAAGTTCAGCAGCTGTCGCAGTAACACCATCAAGAATATTTAACTCAGCAGCTGTCGCAGTAACACCATCTAAAGCTTGAACTTCTGCTGCTGTTAAGTCTGCTAAAGAACTAGCTGTATCACTTGCCATTGTTGCAAGCTCAGTCAACTCTGCATCTAACGGTTGCTTTGCATCTAGCTGAGTCTGGACATTAGAAGTTACACCATCGACATAGTTAATCTCTGCTGTCGTAGCAGTTACTCCCTCTAATTTATTTAATTCAGTAGTACTAACTGTTGCTCCATCTAGAATCTGGACTTCTGTATTAGTTAGATCAGCTAGAGAAGAAGCTGTACCTGAACTCATTGTTGCGAGTTCTGTTAGTTCAGCATCTACTGGTTGCCTTGTTGTATCTACATAGTTTTTTGTCGCTGCATCCTGTGCTGCTGTTGGATCTGCTACTTCTGTTACTCTTCTGCTATTAGCTGTAGCAAGACCAGTAGTAGGAGATAGAGCTATAGCTTTGTTTTGAATATCATCTAATTCTTGTTCTATATATAAGTGTTGAAGGTTATTAGTATCTAAGTCTCCAGCTGTAAGAGTTGATCCATCTGCATAATCGACAAGAACATTAGCAAGAGGTGTAATTCTTCTAACTTCTACAACAGCTCCATTAGCAGGAGCACTCCCTAAACGAGCAGTAGATTTATTTGGTTCAAAGGTAAAAGAGGTCTGCGTATAATTAACGTAAACCTTTACATGGTCTTCGTTAATGTAAGGGAAGGAGATATTGAAATCAGTTAACGAACCGTTCCCTGAATAAGTATCAAAAGCGTAAGGCATGGTTTAGCTACTGATTGAGTTGAGCAGTAAATTCTTGGGTACTTGTTCCCATACTATCGCTTCGATTGTATAGCGGCCCACTTCTTCTTAGTTGTTCTTTCTCTTCATTGGCTGCATCTAAGCGAGCTTCTGGGATTTGAATCTCCATTCTATATGGATTTTGTCCGTCTGTTCTAAATACCTCTTTAGCTTGATTCTTATAATCATTAATGATTTCTTGGATTTCATCTGATCTATCAAAGCCTTCTAATGGATCTTTACCGTCAATTGGATGAACTTTATAATCTTGAGCTTGATAATCTTTAGATGAAATTCTTTGGTATAACGCTTCAGTTAAAGTTAATCCACCATATTCAGGATGTGGAAGGGTATAGATATATTCCTTGTATTTTCTAAAAGCAGGAGGACTTAACCTTACGCCTTGAATCATAAAGTCTGTAGGTCTTGGTGGTTCAAAAACATCTCCAGCTCTATTTAATTTAATAAATTCATCATTAACAATAGCTGCTTTATATTCATAAGTTTCTGTTCCTTTCTTTTTCTGAATCTCTAATCTTGGATCAAACTCTTGACCTGTTGCTCCTATGCCAAAGTTACTAACAGCTCCTTTTATTGTTCCAAAATAAGCAGCTGTTAATTGTGATAACCAAGGAGCATCATCCATAGGTAATTGATTACTACCTAAGAAACCTTTATTTCTTATTGGTAATCCTGTTATCCAATTAATTCTCGGAGGTAATCTCTTAGAAAAACCTGGAAGATTATTTTTCATTTCATCTAATGTTTGTCTAAAACGACTAGAAATAAAGTTCATCATTTCATCTGTACCACTCATTCCTTCTACATCTTTCTTTTCTAAATAAATGATACGACCTTGATTGTCTGTTATCTGAACAAGTCCTTTATCTACTTCTTCAAAAGCTTCTTTTGGATTAACTCCTGAATCTATTTCTCTCTTATATGGATCTATTGCTCTACTTACTTCTCTTAATCGACTTGATTCTGGTATGAAATTAATTAATAATCTTTGAACATATCTATCTAATTTTGTTCTTTCAGATGGTTCCATTTCTCTTCTACCTGGAAGAACATTACGCATTAATCCAACTGCATCAAGAAATTCAGTAATACCTTTGTAATAAGTAGCATTAAATCTACCTGCTACAACTTGAGCTGTTATTGACATAGAAAAACCACCAATCAAACTATCTCTTTGCTCTTCCGACATATCTGCATATAGCATTTTGTAATCTGCTAATCCACCTATAAATGTTGCAGCAGGTTCAAATCCTCTATAAGAACGCCATTTACCATAACTAGGATTACCGTCTTTATCTCTTCCTCTCCATCTCCAAGATAGTGGAGGTCTTTCATTATCTGTCCATGATTTTCTTAGACCTGGATCATTTGGTCCAAAGCCTGTGAACTCAATAGGGAACTCTTCGTCATTTAATACAGTCGTTGCAAATACAGCTGAAGCTGCTAAACCTGTTGCTTGTTCTGCTTTCCATCTGTTACGAAGGAAATAGTTTTCATTAAATAGATCTGCATAAAAACTATCAACTGTCATTGCTGCACCAGGGATTTGTCTAACCCATTGTTTTGTTATATCTCCTGGTGATCTGTTGAAAGGTTGTATAAAACTAGCCCAAAAGCCATGTTTAGAGGCTTGAAGTTTTCCCCATCTCATTGGTATTTGCGACCAAAGAGAAGTTATTACAGGTGTTACTTCGCCTGAATCTGGAAGACTTTGATTATTCTTTGCTTCATTTAAAACATTACCTTGAGTAAAATTGTTATACCTTTTTTCAAGTCCTTCTAAATGTCCTCCTTGTTGGTATAACTCGGCAAATTTAGCTATTTCTTTTTCATCAGTTATACCTCTTGCCTTTGCTAATTCTTCTCCATATTGATAGTTTCGAGCTGGCATCCTTGCTCTAGTTTCATTAGTAAAAGTAAGTATCCTTCCCATTTGTATTGCTGCTTCATCTTTCATCAAAGCATCTGCAATCGTTTCTCCATTTACAACAGCATCAAAAGTATAAAAATCAATTCTTCCTTCAGCATATTTTCTTGCATAGTTTTGTAATTCGATTCCTTTTAAACCTAAACTTTTTCCTTTAGTTAATCCTTGATCTACTCCAGTTACATAAGAAAGAGCATTGCCAGAAATAGCTTTTGTAAAAGTATCTAATGCTAATTGCCCTCTAATATTCCAAGTACCTAATCTCCATAAAACATTTGCAACATTTAAACCAGGATTTCCTTTTGCTTCCAGTGTAAATGGACTGGTGTTTAGATCGAAAGATGGATGAGGATCATCTAATTGATAAGCACGATCTTTTGCATAAGTAGCATTAATATTAGCTTCATCAGCTAGATCCGAAGCAAAAGCTGCTGTACGAACTTTAGGGTCATATAAAGATTGTCCTATCTCAAATGCTTTTGCTCCTAATTTAAGAGCACCATAAAATGATCTTCTTAAGTAGTCATATTGCATTAGTGCCAATCTTGCGTGTTTTAAATCTCTACTGCCTAATGCAGTTAGAGACATTGATAAAGGTTCTATTCCTGCTCTACCAAGACCTGAGAATTGAACAGCCCATGTTCCAGCAGCAGAAAGAAGATTATTAACCCAATAGTTAGCAAGTCCTTTACCTATCTTTTCGTAGTTAGTTATAGTTGGTTTCCTTCTCATTCCTTGTGCTTTAGTACTTGCACCTATGTAATCTTGAAGGGTTTTAATTCCTGCTTGTGAATTTGTATTCATTGCATACATAACTAATTGATCGAAAAATCCTTCTGTTTCAGGAGTCCACTCTCCTGTTTTCATTGCTGTTAAAATTTCATCTGGAAGATTAGAAACGATAGTTTGAGCTGGTACTTGTGCTGCTTCACTTAAGGCTGTAATTTTATCGAAGTTTAATTTTGTTCTTTTAGTCGATTCTGTTAATCCATCTGCAATTATTTCTGCCTGAGCACTATTTAATAATTGACCTGCACTTCTAGTCCAAGTTTGATAAACCCTAGAAAATTGTAGAGTTGTTTCTAGATGCCGCATCATTTCTGCTATTGCATCTGCTTTATTAATAGAAGGATTCTCTGCTGATTGATAAACCAAACGTGCCCATTTTGCTGATTGTTCACCTGCAAAATTTAATCCAAATCTTATTTTTAATAAGTTAGTAATATTTTCTACGTTATTAGCAAAGACTTCTGTTGCATCTATAAGCCCTTTGTCATACAGAATTGCATCTAAATTAATACCTTGTTCTTTAAATACTGCTCCTAATTCTTTTGCAATTCTTTGTGGACTTACAGACCACATTCCTGTTTCCATTATTTTGTCGAAGCGATGAGTAATAGCATCAAGGATTACTTCAAAGTCTCCTCCTTTAGCACTAGAACCTGGATAGTATTCTCTTCCTTTTGGAGATCTAAGAGTAGTTACGTCTTGCCATGCAGCTGGAGTATCTAATAGATCTGCTTCTCCAGAATTAATTTTTTCAAATGCTTCTATAACATCTTCACTTAAACCTTCTACTTCTTCTTCTGTTCTCTTTCCACCAGCAGGTTCTTGTCCTTGTCTGGCTTGTTCTTCGTCATAGACTTTTGCTTCCTGTTCGTAAAAACCACGGGGATCATCACCTGCTTCTTGCCTAGCTTGGTCTTGATCTAAGACAGTTTGATCCTCATCTAAACGAGCTTGTTCTTCTTCATACAGTCTTGACTCTTCTTCAAAGCGAGCTTGATCTTCTGCATCTGTTCTTATCTTTCTTTCAGCTGAAGTCTCAACAGGCTCATTACGCATCCATTCCCATTCTCTGTATGTCTTAGGACTTTCTTCTTCAAGAATATCTAGGAGATCATCTATCCTTTCTCCATCTTTTTCATTAATAGGATAAGGAGCTTTCTTTGCACCTTTCTCTGGATAGATATAAGCTTCTATTTTTCTAAGAAGTTTGTCATAAGTTGGATCTTCAAAGCTACTAATAAAGTCAGCAAGATCTGCTAATTCATCAGGTTCAAAATTAACTCTTTGTTTTGTAAAGCCATCATCGAAAGCTGAACCATGAACAACATTAAATTCTTGTGCTGCTTCATTGATTTCGATTCCTTTTTCTAAATATTGATTTTTTATTCTTTCAATTATTTCTGGTTCAAAATATGTTTCCAATGAATATTTTCTAAGCTTTTTCTTATTCCTTCCTTTTAGATAATCATTGAATATTTTTTCAGTATTATGTGGGCCTATTCTTGCTTGAATTTCAATCCATAATTCTTTAAAGAAGATTCCTATTTCTTGAACAAGTCTTCTAAATGTTCCTTTTGGTGCAAAATCAACTGGTGTATAATTAAGCATGAAATGATCTGTTAGCATCTCTGCAAAATATTCATCTACTTCTTTAAATCTATAGTTTTGTTTTGTATATGCTTTCCCAGATAAGAAGTTTGTAAATTCTGTATAAGCAAGAGAGTGATTGGCTATGTCTTCTATTTCTTTTATAGTTGCTTCTGAAATTGTTCCTGTTGCTTTTAATTCTGCATTTGCTTTCGTCTGAGCTTCCTTCATTATTTTCTTCATCTTTTTCATACCCGAAGGTGTCCCATCTTCATCATAAAATTTAAACTTCTTCTTCATGCTTGCTTCATACTTTGCCCTTTGATTTTTCCATTCTTTAAAATATCTTTTTAAATCTGCTTCAGGTAAATATCTTGATAAACTATGCCATAATTCATGGATCATTGTTTCTTCAAAATCGCCTGATTGTATTACTTTACTTCTAATTTCTACTAGCTTTTTAGTAAAACTAAATTGCCCAGGTGCTCCAATTTTGCTATTAAAACTAAATGCAACATCATCAAATAAATGACGACCAATAGTATCTATAAATTCTTCAATGCCTTCGCTTTGTGAACGACTAAAACCCTGTTTACCTACTTGATCTTTAAGTCGTTTGATTATTTTTTCTGCACCTCTATAAGCTGAAAGACTAACTCCTTTTGCTTCTCCAATAGGAGCAAATGCTTTAGGAATATTTCTTTTTAAGTTTTCAATAATCTCACTAATAGAACGACCTTCGATTACTTGTGCTGCTATTGATTCATCTACTTTTCCTTCCTTGCCATAGAAATAAGGAAGATCACCTGACTCAATTCCATCAGCAATATCCTTAGCCCTTTGCATAAAGGCATTTCTATATAAGTCTTCATTAGAAGCATCTGCACCAGCAAGAGGTCTGCCTTCTTGGTCATACCAGTTCTGGTCATCGACACGCATTTCACCTGTATCTGTTGTCTTAAGAGAATCGTCTGAGATTTCTCTTGTACTAGGAGGAAGAGGTGCTTCGTCTGCTTGAGTTGTTAATTCTGTTAGTCGAGTTTGTAGTGATTTATTCCTTCTATTCCATTTATCCCATCTTTTAAAAGCAGGAGTCCATTTCCCTTCTTTAGTTCTAGTTTGGCCTTTGCCTGGTCTTGGTGGTTCTGGGCCTAGCTCTTCTATTTGTTGTCTGATTGAATCAAGATCACCTTCAACTTTAACTCGTCTTTCTTTAACAATATCAACGGGTTGAGTTATCTTTTGTCTTCTTGTTTTTACTCTATTATCAACAGTCGCAGTTTTAATTTCAGGAACAGTTTCTAATTTTGCTCCAGCTGCTATTACCTTATCCATTTGCCTGGCATATTCAGGCGTACCTTTGACTAGCTTTTGTAGCTCTGCAAGTTGCACTCTTGCATTAATTACTTTTGAAGCTGATCTTGCAGAGATAGCAGAACCAATAGCAAGGTCGAGAATATTTCCTTCTAATGCGTTTTTAAAACGACCTTTTAATCCTTCATCTTCTGGATTTGTCGCTAACTGATTAATAATAGGAATATGTTTTACATTGTTAAACCAAGTATTGCTATTAGCTGCTAAGTCATAAAGACGACCTTCGTATTGATCGAAGCCAGCAAAATCAATGAAAGTTGCTTTAGGACTTGTTGCTGTTGCTGTTTTAATTCCAAACTTTGTAACGTCTTGAAGAGTTCTAGGTGCAATAGGAGACTTGCCAATCAAATTTAAACCTGCCGCTTCTACTTTTTTTGCTTTAGTTCCTAATCTTGTTAAGGGTTTTGCTAAAGGAGTTGCCTTTAATCCAAAGTTTGCAAGACGTAAAGCCTTAGTAAGCATGACCCATTCAAGGCCAAACTGAAGTATTCCTGTTCCTATATCTTCAGCAACTCCAGTACTTTCTAATGGTTCTGGTTTCCAGTCACCTAGTCCCAGGATTGGCTTATCAGGTTCTGCAAAGGAAGTTCCTTCGCCTACACCCATGTATCCACCAATATCTCTAATTGTGTCGCTACCTTCCTGAACAGCATTAATTCCTGCATTAACAAACATGCGAGGAATAGCTTTAGCTGTACCAATAGCAGCTGCTTTTAAATCAACAGGTTCTCTATTCTCTCTTGCTTCTGTTGTTTCTCTACGTTGCTGTTCAGCAGAAGATTCTGTTTTATCTACCCATTCATACTTCTCTTCCTTAGTTTCAGGATCAGTAACAAGTTGAAACGACATTAGCTCTACGCAATATTAGACCTTCCACCTATGGTACTGGAATCTTTGTTCTTAGGCACTTCTTTTACTGGTAAAGGAGGTAAGTATTGAAGTATTGAACTAGCTGCTTCTTCTTTAGTTATTGTTCCATCTTTGTTTTTATCTAGGCCAATGTTCTGATCGTATCTAGTGCTTGGTTTTTCTTTTGTTCCCTTAGTAAATAGAACATAATTATTTGGTTTCCCTGCTGCTACTGGGAAAAGGATTGACATATAGACATCTCTAAAATCATCTCCTGGTCTTGTCCATCTCTTCAGATGTTTCTTAACTAATTCAAGTTGTTCTACTCTTGTCATCTTGGCAGCTTGTTCAGTTGTTACTCCCCACTCTTTAAGAGTTGCTGGCATAAATTGAATTAATCCAACAGCACCTGAACCTGCTGCATTTTTCTGTGCTGGATCAAATGTTCCACCTGTTTCAAATCCCATTACTGCCCATAAGTAATTGACTGGTATTTTTAATTCAGTAGATAGTTTTTCGACTGCTGATACAAATTTCTTATCATCAGTTACATCTTTAGGTAATACATAACTACCTGCTTCTATACCTTCTGGATATAAATCCTTATCGTCAGATGGATCTATCCGAGGTGGTGGTGTTGGCTCTTTCTTTAATATTCCTGATAAATCTGTTGATGCTATTAATGTTCCTTGGTCTGATATTGAAGAGCTTACTTCATTGTTTTTTTTTACTTCTTGAAATTGAAATTGACTATTACGTTCATCAGGGAAAACTCTATCTAAACGCTCATAGAATTTTGCACTGAGAGGAATATTATGTAGTTTTGCTTGAATTATAAAATATTCTTTAGGCGACATATCTTTATCAATTCTGCGAAGAATAGCTTTTGTTTCTTGCCCATAACTTAAAGCTCTTGGTAATAAAGATTTTGCTTTTGGAGTTCCAATACCTTCACCTACTGCCATCTCAGCTGTTGGCAACCAATTCCAGAAAGGTAAGTTTTTTCCAGTCCAATTTTTATTTTCTAAAACTATTGCATAGTCTTCAATTAAATCTATTTGACGAGCAAGTATTGGGGTTGAATATAAAGTATCTTCTCTAGCTGCTGTTACTAAAGAACTATTTTGTTGAGGATTACCTCTTCCATTTAAACCTCCATCTAAGTCGTTAATTAATTCCCTTGGAGTTTGATAAGTAAATGATTGAGTATCACCTTGATTGTTATTAGTTTGATTGTTATTAGTTTGCTTATCTGTTCCAACTTGAATATTATCTTCACTTTTTCCTGTTCTGTTTTCTTTTAATTCTTTTCTTCTTTCTTTTATTTCTTCTTTCTTATCTTTCAATAATTGATCTATCTTATCAATCCTTTCTCCGTATGGAATATTCATATTAAATATACGAGCTACTTCTGTCTTAAACTCAGCTTTTTCTTTTGCTAAAGCAGTTCTATCATCGTCAGGCCATTGATCTAATCCTGGCATACTCATCTTAGTTTTATCTGTCCAATAACTTTCTATGAAAGCATCTGCTCTCTTAAATACTCCTTTATCTCCACCAACATGCTCGTTATAATTTGCTTTTTCTTGAATGTAATTAGGATTAATACTTTCATTTAATAATTGATACTGATCGCTATCTATTCTTTTTGTTCTATAAAAATAATTAATCAGTTGTTTATTTCTAGTAGCTTGATCTGGGCTATTACCTGTAGTTTCTTTTAGCCATAAATAATTCTCTTCTCTTTGTCCAGCAGTACGACCATCTAAGAATCCTGTTTTTAATTGTTCAAGTCTATTTATATATGCTTGTGCTTCTTGAACAGTGGCGAATTTATCATAAGCACCAAATTGTAATTCATTTATTTTACCAATAGTTCCTGTGATGTTTATTGCATTTGCTCCAGAAGGAATTAAATAAGGTTTACCATCTACAATTACAGTTCTTTGACTATCTCCATTTAAAATAGGATCAATCTCTGGTGTACTCATATCTGCGTCTTGTTGATTAATAGTTCCAAAATCTGTTTCTGCTGTGCTTTGTGCTCCTTTTATATCTGCTGTATCTAATACTCTTGATGCTTCATTCTTTTGTTTACCAATAGCTAAATTCCACATACGTCTTAATTTTTTTTCTCCAACCATATCAATTAACTTTGTACCTTCTCCTGCTCCTAATCTTGTGTTTTTTAATAACTCCCAACCTATCTTTGAATTAGCATTTATCTCTCCTGCATTATTAGAAACAAGGACTACTTGTTCTGCAACATCACTAACAATTTGATCAGGTTGAGTCCGTTCATTATAAGTCTTCATTGAGACTCCTGACTCTTGATTAAACTTTGTATATGTTCCTGTTAAACCATTCTTGGCATCTTCAATACCATCTTGAATCCGAATACCAATAGCATTTTTATTTCCATTAACAGCTGTAGTATCTTTATATTCTTTATGTGTAGCACTAACAGATCTTCTTGCTGAATATATAGCTGCTTGAATTTGAGGTTGTAATTCTAATCTTGCTTGAGGATTTGTAATCTTAGTCGCAAAATAATTATTAGCTATTTTTGTAAATTCTGGTGTTGAAGGATTAAGAGGAATGATTGCTCCAGTATCATCTTTTCTACTTTCATCTGTAAAACTTTTCTGATATATTTCTTCCACTGCTTCTGGAAAACTTGTAATAGCATCCATCCCTTCTCGTTTTGCTAAGACAACTGCATATTCTCTTTCTACTCTTTGATCCATTGATGCAAAGATGCCATAAGAATTAGCAGTTTCTGCATCTGTTTCTGATTTTTGTTCTAATACTTTCTTTGCATTATTTAATGACATATTAGATTCAACTTTTATTTCTGCTTTTGCTCTAGCTTGCTTATCTAAAGAAGCTTGAAACTTTGGAAACTCAGTAGCAAATTTTTGTAAGTTTGTATTTAGATCACCGAAAGCATTAGATAGATTTCTTAAATTCTGGCTATCGTCTGGAGCTTTTGGTGCATCAGGTATTTGAGGAGCACTAGGGAAATTTATTTTTTGAGACTGATAGTAATCTTGAGTATTGGTTCTTATAGGTTGACTAGCACCTGGGCCTGACAATCTAAAGTCTTTTATTACACCACCTGTTTCACCTGGAGCAGCAGAAGTTCTACTAGAGCTTTGTCTATCAGAAGTCCCTTTGGTCTTCCCATGAGTGTACTTACTAACTTTTGCCATAGTTAAGTTGTTTGAACAAGGAAGTCAACGTCAATCAGATTGTAATCAACGCCAAGGAATCCATTAGATAATCTTGAAACAGCTTGAGGTTTAATCCTTTGTACTTCTTCAGCAATGACACCTATGTAATTAGTTGGATTACCTTTGTAATTAAACTTGTAAACATTATGACCTTCCTTTGAAGTGCCTAACTTAAATATATTTTCTTTCAATAGTTTTGATGATGGTGTTTTTGAATATCCACCTTTACCCCATGTATAACCTGCATTAGTCATACCTGTATTCCAAGACATACCTGCACTAGCTCCTGAAAGACCTGCACTTAGCAATGCCAGTCCTGTATTCATCTTCATCTTCGGTTGATCTATCGGTCGTGCAGGATCTATATATTGTTGTTGGATATAAGGATTCAATGATGCGAGCCTACTTGCTCTTCTAATATTTGCACTCTCTTTATCAGTTGATCCTTGATAACCAACGAACGCAAGATTCCTATTAGATCCCCAATCGTATTGAGCAAACTGACTATCAACATCAGCTAGTAAATTAACTACATTTAATCCTCCTTTACCTGTCGCTAATATTTCTCCTTTTGCTCTCACTGTTTCTAATTTTTTCTCTCGTTTTTTAATTGCTGCTTCTTCTTGTGCTTGTGCAAGTTGAATATTAATAGACTGTGTTTCTTTCTCAAACGCTCTATCAGCTAAGAACTCACTTGTATCATTTGCTAATTCTTGTGATTGAAACTGTTGTCTTTCTCTAAATCTATTTGCTTCTGTTTGTAATTTTGCTACATCAAACTGTGCTCTAGCATTTTGATTCTGTACTTCTATTGCTCTATTTTGTGCCTTTATCATCTGTTGATTTTGGACGAATCCAAGACCAGCAGAGACAACACCTATAACAATAGAGACGGGATCACACATAATTAAATCCTCACGAACTCATAAAACATTCGACTCTCTGGCCCCCAGTTTAGATGTTTTTTGATAAAGGTAAAACCTAGCCATGAAATCCATTTTACATGTACTTCGTTTCGAGCATCAACTACATTGAATAATAAAGGATATAGCTTCTGCATTTCAGCTAATGTTTTCTTTGAGCTTCTTAAAAACCATCTCTTATCAATAGAGTCATCAAACATTGATTGAGATCCTAGCAACCAAATACGACCTATGTTTTTACCTGATGGAACAACACCTCCCATTGACATGAGATGACCATGACGACTGACAGTTGTTAAGCAAGGCTTAGACATAAGATAAGCATAAAGCAATCCACCTTTAGGACAAGCTCCTGACTGTGCTTTTACTTCATTCGTGTCTTCTTCTCTCATGTTCTCTGCTACTACAGAAACATCTGAAAGAACAGAAGGTCTAAGGATTGCCACTATTAAATTCTCCTCGCTCTTTCTTGTAGCCAGCCTTCCCACTCAGCTGATTGAAAGATACAAGGTAGTGGACTGTTGCTAAATAATTCAATCTTTGCATCAATATTTCTAGTCATAACAGGAACTCTGAAACTTTCTTTTGGTATTCCAACTTGACCTAATACACTTTGTCCAACCTGAAAACCATTATAAGGATAAGTAGAAGTAGCTCTTCCGTATGGAGTAACTTTTAATTCAAAAGCAGAAGTCTTATCAAAGACAACAGACCATTTTCTTATTCCTAAGTATGGAGAAGGTGAAACAGAAATAGTTCCTGATTCATCTTGAGCTTTTAAATAAGGAGTGCTGAACTCATAGGTCATATCGTATGGCTCACCGACATAAAAAGGTGTTGTACTTACATCTCCATCAACAGTAATAGTTCCATTATTAGAGGCATCTCCTACTGTTTCAGCTGTAGGTGTCAGAACAGATCCATGCTTTAGTTTGATTAAGCCTCTGAATTTATAAGTATTAGTAGCAGCTTGCTTTGTAAAAGAGATAGCTTCATTAGCTTGAATCGTTTTGCTATGTAAGTAAGAAGGGAAGTCAGTAATAGTAACTGTTGCATTACCTGTCGTCTTACCTGTAGTTGATCCTCCTGAGCTGCTGATAACTAATCCTTCTCCATTAACAATAGTGATGACTGCATTAGTAGAAGGTTGTGATGTAGGGAAACTATTGATGTCTGCATAGTTTGTTCCACCTACTGTTAAAGGTCTGCCTACTAATTTTGTTACACCTGTATTCGCTAATGGATAGGGCAAGGTAATTGTAGTTTGAGCATTTAATCCACCTGAGTTAGTAACACTAAAAGTACAATTAGCTTCTGTTGTTTTTCTATCTAACAAGACTTCAATCTCTGTTCCAGTATCAACAGTCTCTGGTCTTAATGATGCTTTCTCTAGATAAACACCATCAGCATATTCAGTAATAATATAAAGATCACTGTCTAAGATCGTAGCTGAGAGAATGGATTTGCTTCCTTTTATTTCCCAGTAAGACCATGCAGATTGTAGCTTAGTTTCATCTTGAAATAGGAATTTATAAATATATAAACGTGTTGGTTCGTCCTTGCTAATCATTACTATTGTTTCTTCTGAAACTGATGCTGCTATTGCTACTAAGTTCTTAGGAATATATCGAGGTACTGAAGCTGTTACTTCTGCTGAGATAGGAGTTGAACCTGTTACGTCTGCAATATAGAACTCACGCAATCCACTAAAATCTCCTTTGTTAACAGCAAAGAAAACAGTACGACCTACACCAATAGGATCAACTGATTCATTTGAATCGTACTTTGTCATCGCTGTTATAGTTGCTGTTGCTGGTGTCAGTGGTGCTCCTATTCCTGATGCACCTGTATCTAATCTGAACTGACCACTTCTACTAAATAAAAGAAGCGTGTTTGAAAACGCCATACTTGAAGTTAGAAAGTTAATATCAGTACCACCTGTACTTATAAAAATAGGATCACTATCTACAACTGTTTGAACAGTCTCAGGCCAGAACCTTGTGTAGTCGTCAGCTGCTGATAGGCAAGCATATTCATCCGACAGCATTACTAATCTATTTCTAAATACGTTTAAATTTTTTATAGTCTCTCCAACAAAAGGAGGATTCTTTGCACTGGTTGCATCACCTGCAATTCTATTCCCCCATGTTTGTCTCTTAAATGTAAAAGTTCCATTGGCATTTCTTATTAATACATGAGGCATCTTGGTTGCCTTTAATTTGTATTCAATACCAGGAGCAACAGTCTCTCTCCATACACCTTTACCTGATGTACTTCCATCTGTAGTTTCAAATTTCACATAGTAATCATCTGCTGCTGTTGCAGTAGAGCCAATGATTTTTATAATTTGCCCATTGATTCCTTTAACTGGTAATTGTTGTATTGCTTCTACTTCTCCTTTAATTCCAACTATAAACATATCAGCCAATGTATCACTAACTTTTATAGTGAAAGTTCCTCCATCATCTTTGACTATTTTAAGTAAGTAATCTTCTATTGTTGTCGCTGTATATTCTGGGCCGAGAACACTATCATTATTAATTAGATCTCTTAATCCATCGCAAACACTTTTGTTACTAGGAGCAGTAGAAGATGAACCTGATCCAATAATAGGTGTAGTAAATTCTTCTTTTGTTTCAGCGTGATCTGTAGCATTTAATGTAACTGAATAACTTACGTTGTAATCAGCTTGTCTAATAAAAACTAATCCAGTCGCTTGAGTATAAGAAGGAGAAGTAGTTGATTCCATTTCAACTACAGTTTCTCTGTTAGTTATAAATGTATTATCTGCAATACTTGCCAGCCTAAATGTATTAGCAGGTTCAGAAGTATTAGCAATATCTAAATACGACTGACAGCTAGTACCACCACTCGATACTTCATTTCCATTGCCATCATATTGTTGGTAAGTAACTGTCTGAGCTACACCTGCAAGACTAAATACTTTTATATCTCCATCAGTTATATAAACAATGTATTGAACATTTCCATCACGATCAACGATATGGCTAAAGGGTCTAGTACTTCCTGCACTACCAGTAAACAATCTATTCTGATGATAGAAAGGAGGTCGTTTCTTTAATCCTTCAACAGAACTAGGGATACAATTAACAACTGCTTCAGCCTGAGAAGCAAGTCTTAATGCTGATGGCTGCTGACTAACACCATTGATTAAGTTTGGAATTGACTTACTGACAAGTGGCATAGTTACCTTCTAAGAGCACGACTAGGACGATAGGTAGAGAAGTGACCAGTGTGGTTTGTGTTTCCTCGTAGCATACTGTGCTCATCTGTTGTTGTTTCTTCTTCTAAGAATTGACTTCGTGCTTCTAGTTCAGCAGTAATATTAATCTTTGCATAGTCTTCACTACCTACAACTGATTCTTGTAATTGTCTGCCAGCTCTAACCATGATGTATCTTCTTGCATATTCAGGTAGCTCCAACCAATCAAGGATCGTTGTTACATCTACTTTTAAATCCTCAGTGAAAGTAAAGCTATGAGTTTTCCTATCGTATAACCTACCGTTTCTAAGGATAATGTCATACTCAGGATATAAAGCAGGATCTACCATAGCCTTGGTAGTTGTTACTCCTGTTTCAATTTCATTAGAACTATTTCTTGTAAGTGTCTTTTCATAATCAGTATTAAAACTCCATCCTTCTGATTGAACTTCTCGGCTTGCACTGTTCAAAGCATCTTGAGCTTGCTTCGCAATACCTACTTGTCCAACCGTACTACTGACAGGAGCTTCACCTGACATTTGTAGAACTTTATTGATAGCTTCTAGTTCTGTAGTGAGAGTTAAGACCATGACGAATAAAGAAAAAGGGGGAGGCCTTCGACTTCCTCCCCCAGTATAAAGTTAACTAGTTGCCCAGTAGATCTCAACTGCACAGTCAGGACGTAATACGCCAGTACCGTGAGCCATAGAACCGACCATAAATGTTCCTTGCCATAGAGCATGAACATCAGATCCTGTTTGTTCCATCTTAAGATCCATCAACTTCACAGTACCAACAGCTTGCTTGTTGAATACAAGGCCAACACTGTCAGTGTAGTTAGCGTGGTAAGTGTTGTTCTCACCTGTAACTGCTGATCTGTTTGTAGTAGGAAGATGATTAGACTTGATGATGCTGATACCAGCTACCTTCAAGACAGATCCATCAGCGTATGCTCCAGATCCACCCCAGTCTCTGTTGAGTACATCAGTTGTTTGAGCCAACTTGTAATATTCTGTTGGGCCAAGTACAACGTAACGATTATCTTCAGGGACATTGTTGATGTCCATCTTCTCGGCTGCTGTCCATAGAGCTGATACAAGGTTTGCACCTGTTACAGCTGCTTTAGTTGCAGCAACAATCTTAATCCGAGTACCACCAGGAAGATCAGTATTGAAGTTAGTAGAAGTTCTTGCCGCTTGTGCAACAGTTGCCGCTACGTTCTGATCAAAAGTATAAGCAAGAGCGTTGCCCATCTCAGTTGAATACTGAGATCTAACATCGTAATGATTCTTGGCTTCATCAATGTCCGCAATGAAAACATTACTTACAAGCTTGTCATCAATATTGATGGTAGCTTCAGCATGCTTGATTGCGTTGCCTGTCAGCTGGGTGCCTGGCGTATGGTAGGCAGTTGAAGAAAGTCCAATTATTGGAAATTGGGCTGATTTTCCTGATTGGATTGTCCGCACATTGTGCAGAGATTCAAATACAGTTGCCTTACGGAAAGCAGATAGAACTTCTCCACTAAAAACTTTTAGAAAGAGAGCGTCATAACCACTACCAGTATTGTTTACTAGGCCTAGCCTAGAAACAGTCATGTTAGTCATAAAGAATACCTAGAAAGAAAGAAGGTTCCTGACCTCGATTTCCTTTCACTAAGGGTATCCCTCGCAAGGGGCCAGAGTTACAGTCAATAGGTCTAGGTAATTAAATGATAACTCTTAAATGGCATTTGATCTAGAAAGCTTCTCCTCAACCTGTTTTCTAAATGCAGGATCAGAAGCATAAAGAGGATCTTGCATAGCTGCTATAACCTGAGCCATTGAATCAAACTTAGCTTTGCTTCCTCTCTTACTTCCTCTGCCACTGACTAGCTTTGGCTCCTTGTTTCCTTCTGACATATAGCGACTATGTAATCCAGCTACTGCAAGTTTTACCATGTCATAGTTTGGATTATTAATAGCTAAATCAAATGCAGATTTCTCACTATCTGTTAATACTCCAGCTGCCCAGGTAATCATTTCACCATAGGCATCTGCCCCTCCATACATATCTTGAATCTCTTTGACCTGTCCTTGTTGGAGTTCAGTATCTCTTTGTGCATTGAACTGGATACCTTGGAGATAGGCATCGACCATATCTCTATTGAATCCTGCCTCTCCTAATTCTTTGTAGTCGTCATCATTTAATTGGCCTGTTTCTTGAAAGCGAGAGTTCATTCCCTCGTAATCAATACCAGCCTCATCAAATTTACTACCGATATATTCACCATAAATATCTGTAGCACTACGAGATTCAGGAGTTTCTTTATCTTCTAGTTCTGGTTCAGATTCACTGATTCCAGATTCTTCAGCAGGTTCTTTCTTTCCTAGTTGCTGTTGGAGTTCGAGATAACCTTTCTCTAAGTCTTCTTGAGATTTGTATTTACCAGCAAGCAATCCAGACTCTTCTGTGGTTTCGGTTGATTGCTCTGGTGCAACAGCTGTTGTTGGTTCTTCTTTAATAGTGAGTGCTTCTGGCATGGTGGGTACTAGCGAATTGTGTAATGTGAATCACTGTCTTGAGTGATCCCAGGTTGAGTAGCTTTAGCTTTAGTTTTCTTAGGCTTGCTCTCCTCCTGTGGGGCCACTTGGGATTCCTGGGTCGAGGACTGGTTCGGGGAGGGAGTTAGGGACTGTTCCTCCTTCTGAGAATTGGGGGCCATAAGGTGCTCCTTCTTTTGTGTAATTGTCAGCTACTTTTGCAGCAGCTCCTGACTGCATTAAAGCAGCCATTTGTTCTTGTTGCTGCATTTGCTCTTGCTCGGCTTGAGCTTGAGCTTGCTCTTGTTGTAATTGCTCTTGAGTCTTAACTAAGTTTGTTGTATCTATAGATCCACTTGCAGCTAAACGCCTAAGAGCTTCATCCATATTTAGATACTTAGCCATGACATCAGGGCCAAGAGCTTGTTGAGCAACAGTGATGAACTCAACTAACTTGTTGCGATCATCACCTCTACCAATAGCTTCTAAACCAGTAACAGGTTTGGGATTAACTAAAGGCTCTCCAGTCTGTTCGTTATTAGGAAACTCAGGTAACTTTTTCTTTCTTTGTAAGATATAGATAAGTCTATGTACCAGTGGTAGCTGTAGTTCTTGAGTCAGTATTGAATACAATCCACCGATAGATGCTTCTAATTCCTGTGCCATAAATCTTATCTCCTCTGCTGTGACTCTTTCTCCTGGTCTTTGAATTGCAGTATTAAGTAAGAAAGCAAATTGCAATCTACCTTCTATACGATCAATAGTCTGTTGAGCTATCCCTAGATCCTGAGCTTTCTGACTTTGAATGACGCTGACATCAGCAGCATTACCTTGAACGATTGCTCCATTAGCTGCATTAGCAATTGTTCTAGGTCTAGTAGTTCCATTGGGATTAACTAGAAATAGAATCTTTGCAGCAGCTGCACTACCTTCAAGTACGCTTTGATATAAAGATTCAAGTGATAGAAGATCTCCATAGTATTGCTCGACATAACTTCTCCCATACTCTTCATCTTCAATTCGATTAAACCTCAATGGAATCCAAGGACTACAATTCTCTGGACACATACCATAGGTATTAGGAATCTCTTCCCCCTTTGCCTCTTGATACCAAGTACAAACCTTGTCATCAAACTTGACACAGGTATAAACCTTAACTGTTTTCTTTACTGGGCCTGTCGTTTTATCATCTTCTAATCTGTCAGGTAAGAATCCATCAGGTAAAGCATCAGGATAAACTTCTTCTTCTACAATAATTTCTTTAACGCAACCCATTGGATCACGTTGAACACAGTAATTCTGAAGATGAATAACTCTTATCCCTTCTGGGTTTATATATAGAAGTACATTTCCAGAAACAAGTAGCTGTTTAAAAGCTTCATGCATTGAAGCTCTAGCTGACATGGTTTCGAGCATACTCATTACAGCTTGCTCGACCTTAACTAATGCAGTATCTAATTCTGTTTTAATTTCTGGGCCAGCTTCTTCTACTTGTAAGGCAAGACTATCTATTTCTAATTTAAAGAAAGGAGTATTAGGAGGGAAAAGACTAAGACCTAATTTATTAGAGAGGTGAAGTAAACCTCTAGCTCCTACTGATTGATAAGGAGTCTTCAGTCTTCCTTGATCTCCATGTCCATCATCAGGAAATAGAGAATGAATTGTTACCTTTGCACAATCTCTAGCTCTATCTTCAAAAGGATTGCGATTAGTTTTTAACTGTTCATATCGAGAAGCAACAGTCCCCTCCCTTTTTTTAGGAGCTTTCCCTGGTTGCTGGTCAACATTAGTGGTGATGTTCAGTTCCATTGGTTAAACGATAGCTAGACCCTTGCCTGTTACATCTCTCTTTAATTTATCCTTACCAAAACCAAGTCCTGATCTGCCTTCTAAAGCAGACATTGCATATTCAGTCGTTCTTGTTGGGCCTTTGCCAGCTCTAGCTTCAGCTACTCTTTTCTGTTCAGCAGCTTTGTCACGTTGCCATTGGAACTGTTCACCCCATTGACGTTTGCTTTCTTCAAACTGTTCTTTAGATAAGTTAAGAGATTCTTTTTGAAGTCTCAGGCTTTCACCTTGACCTGATCCTCCTCCTCCTCCTCCACCACACATAACTAATCTCCGACTTTGTTTTGCTCAATATAGACTGATTCTAACATTCTTACCAATTCGACTTGACCTAACACTCTCCATATCTCTCGATCAGGTGTATCAATAGAGGGACATTTATCTACATAAATCTCTTTTAGTTTCTTAATTAGAGCCTCATCTATCGGAGGCCATAGATCATCTTCATTCATAGTGTTGGCTCCCATAATTTTACTTCTCCTGTTACATGATTATATTCTCCATCTCTAAGTATTCTTGTTAGTCGAGCTGTCATCAGTGCATCAGCATAAGTTTTCTTTTTCTTTTCATAAGTAGTAATAACTTTATCCCACATATCTGATAGGGACTCAGCATCACCAAGGATTTTATTAGCTGTTACTGGGCCAACTCCAATCAGACCAGGAATATTATCTCCTGAATCTCCAGTTAAACATTGAAGCATCCAGTTTCTATCAGCTCTCTTTCTAGTAATCAATTCAATCTCATCATTAGCAAGCAATCGACAAGGCACACCTTTCATATCTTTGTCGGGTGAAACAATAATCGGATCTTCATATCTATTACCAGTAGCTAGAAGGCCCATAACATCATCACCTTCTAAGCCATCAAAGCTAATAGCTTGATAATTTTTTACTATTTTTTTTCTAACATCTTTCAATGCTAAAGGTTTACGTTTACCTATCCGATTAGTTTTGTACTCATCAAAGATCCCATGTCTAAAGGTTGGGTATTCAGTGAAGCACATGATGACTGGGCCTTTGTCATCAGCGATTGATTGGTAATGACTGACTCTTGCATCAAACAATTCCATTACATCTTGCTCGCTACACCAAAGACTATGTATATCTTCAGTCCATCTCACATCTTGCTCGCAAGCAGCACATGAAGAGTAAGCAAGCCAGTCGGCATCAATTAATAAAGTCATAGGAATAAATGTGTTAGTAATCGACCTGAGTTCTGGTCGTAAAGAAGTTTATCCACTGGGCCTGTTGACCCACTGAATCTATTTTTCAGGACACGCAACTGAAGAGATGACTTCTCAGCTGGATCTCCTTGCTGGTTTCTTTCAGCGGCTATAACTAAATCACTTAGTTGAGCCACTGAATGTGATGACCTGAGATGAGAGAGTGACACTTGAGTTCCCTCTTCATGTCCTTTCCCCTCTGGTCTTTTGAGGTGTGAGACTACGATTAGTCCTACACCTGTACTTTCTACTACTTGTCTTAGTTTGGTACAAGTAACATCAAGTGCTCGCCTCTCATCTAGGTCACTGATACCAGAGATAACAATGGTCAAGTGATCCAAGATAACTACATCTACAGTTTCAGCAGTAGCTAGATATTGAATCTGTTCGATCAACCTATCAGGATCAATAGATCCAAAGTGGTCATATAAGAAGAGTCGATTAGATCCAGTGAGTCGATCAAATGCTTTCTTTAATTCCTCTTCTGATATGCAATCAGGTTGTAGATGTAATGGCTTAGAGATTTCAACACCAATGATTCCTTGCAGGGTACGTTGAACACTTTCTTCTAGTGCTATGTATCCAACTCGGAGTCCTTCTTTAAGGAAGTGATGTGCTAACTCACGACAGATAGTTGATTTACCTGTACCTGATCCAGCACAAAAGGTCAGCATTTCTCCCTTGCGATAACCCTTTGTGTAGTTATCTAGTTCAGGCCAAGGGTACTGACAAACTGCTGAAGCACCTGGCTTGATTAGTTCTTCCCACAATCCAGCGGCAGGTAAGATTGAATCAGGTCTTGCAGGTTGTGCTTTCCATAAGAGATCTCTAAGTTCTTCCCCCTCTCCTGCGAGGAGCATTTCATTAGCGTCTTTTCTAGGGAGTCTGCATATTGCTGCTTTACCAAGAGGTAACACTTCAAGTGCTTTCTCGGCAGCAGCCATGCCAGGCTCATCAGAGTCTAGGCATAGAACAATTCTTACAAATTGGGATAGCCATTTGTTTACCTCTGGAAGTGATAAATACTTTTTAACTGATTGAGCACCATTAGGCAGCGACACAACAGGGAACTTGTTGCCTTGTATCTGAGAGCAAGACATAGCATCTATCTCTCCCTCAGTTATTACGACAAAAGTATTACCTTGGTTTGTCTGCCTCCATTTGTGCTGAGAGAACAGCATCATTTTGCTGGTATCACCTAACCAAATAAATCTTTTATCCTTGAAGCGAACATGTTGAGCACAAGGTCTACCTAAGTTGTCAAAGTAATTAGCAACTTGTACTGGCTGACCATTGTATTCAGCTATTCCATAAGGAAAGAACTTGCATGTCTCTTCAGAGATTCCTCTCTTCTTAAGAGCAACAGGATTAACAAACTTAATTAGTGGTGACGGTTTCTTTGGTGGTGGGCTAGTCATAAATCTTGGTTTGTTTTCTTTTGTTGGTTGATACTGATAGTCGCATCCAAAACAATGAGCATGTCCATCATCAAAGACAGCAAGGTTATCCTTACTGTCACATTGGGGGCAAGGCTCATGCCTTAGATACTTGCTTTTGCTTTTCATCTTTTTGCCAGTGTTGGATCAGTAGCTTTAGTTCCTCTATTCGTTTGTGGGAGTACTCGATTCTTTCCTTGGTATTCATGCCAGTTCCCAGTTGATTACATAAATACCTTTGTCTCTTCCATGTACTTCATAAGCTTTATCGACTGCTTTAGTGGCAGTAGAGGCAGTGATGTAGGCATAGCTACTAGCTCCTCCCTCTTTCTCAACAAGTCTTAGCTTGTATCTGTACTTGTCTTGAGCTGAGTGATAGATCATCTAGGAGTTCTCCATGTATCGAGTTGGTCAATCATCCAGTCGTATTTAGATATGTCAGATTGACATGAGTGACAAGTAACAGAGCTCCATCTCAAGTGATAAATCCTTTGGACATTTTCACAGTGAGGACACTTGATATTTTTGCCATTGCTACCAGCTCGATCTTTCTTTTCAATGAGCTTGTAGTCTTCCAAAACTACGAGGTCAGTTCCTTTAACTCTCATGTGTTTAGTAGAAGTAATCATGGTTCATACCATTCTTGAGGAATAGTTTTCTCACACCACTTAAATCTATTTCTTGTAGCCCATTCGCCATAAGTCATAGATCTTTTTGATTTGCTAAGTCGTTCCTTTGCTCTCATAAAGCAGAGTCTTATATCCAAATCAGGGTGTTGTTTTTTTACAGCAAGTAATTTCTTTCTGTCCTCTGGTCTGAAGTGACCTTTAGCTTCTATGACCACACCATTACTAAGAATGAAATCAGGTCGATAGGTAGCCTTGATGACATAAGGCAAAGTCATATCTTCATAGGTGAAGTTGACTTTGTTTTGGATGAGGCCAGCTGCTAGGCCAGCCTCAAATTTACTTCTATATTTAGAACTCGTCTCCAGCTGAGACACTTGTTGTTGTCTCTTCTGTTGTGACTGGGACTTGACACGCTTCTGTTGTTTCGTTCGTTTGAAAGCCATAGCTTGTTGCGTCCTTTGAGTATTCAATATGCTT